GCTGCTATACAGGTATTAGAGCTACCTAGTTGTCGGCAAGTTGCCGAATGGCAGCACAATAGAACACCAATACCCGGCCAAATCATGGTATTAAAGGAAATTTGTAATTATATCTATGAACAAATAGGCACAGAAAATAATATATACTACAGCGTAGAAAATAACACAATCGGTGAAGCTGCCCTTATATCCATCGCCGAACTTGGTGAAGAAAACATACGCGGTGTTTTCTTAAGTGAAGCTGCTCGTCCCGGAAATGTCCGCAGGTATAGGAAAGGTTTTACTACAACTAACAAGAGTAAGATTGCTGTTTGTGCCAAATTCAAAACTATGGTTGAGAGTGGTAAACTCAAAATCATGAGCAGTAATCTAATTTCCGAGCTTAAAAACTTTGTTGCCTTAGGAGGAAGTTTTGAAGCTAAGATAGGTGAGACTGATGATCTAGTGCTGGCCATGTTATTGACTGTAAGAATCACACAGGTCTTACAAAGTTTCGACAGTGAGATTGACAGCCAATTTAGGGATAATTTTGATGAAGCCATTGAGCCTATGCCGTTCATCATGATGAGCTAAATATTGTATTATGAATAATATTGAAAACATCGCCGAAGAGCTTTTTAATAAGGTTCGTTCTCGTTTTAGTCCCGTTGCATTATTCTCTGAAGATGGAAAATCTACGGACGAAGAACGTAAAGCCCGATTATTTACTTTTCCTTATAAGTCAATGATCACTGGACGTAAACTAGGCATGTTAGATTTAAGCATAATGGACGAACGTGCTTTGAAAATAAGTTTTACAAAAAACATGCCATTTAATTTTCGAGTTAATGAAGAAGAACGTGAGTGGGAGTCTTTTTTACAAGGTCTACGGAAATTCGCCAAACGTAATATTATGGATTTTGATGTTAGAGATATCAGTAAAGACATGCTTACTCCGCGTGACAGAATGAAAATAGTCAATACAAAAAACGGGATTGAAAACGAATCAAGACCGGTTTCAGAAAGTATACAATGGTCCGGAACCACACGTACAAGTATTCAAGATTTTGGCGAAGCACGTCTAGTCATACGTCATAGTGAACGTGTGGACGAAGAAAAACCCGGAGCACGTAGTCGCAAAATTGAGAGTATGTTTGTGGAAACTACACAGGGCGAACGTTTCAAACTACCTTATAATCGTCTTAGTCTAGGGCGAGCCATGACACAGCACGTAGCTCATGGTGGTAGGGTATATGATGAAGCCGGACAATTTATCACTGGTATGGCCGAAGAAATGAACAACCTAGCATTTTTTGTACGTAGTACCCGGAATCGTCAATTTGAAGATACAGAAACAAACGGCATGGTTGAAGCGGCTTGTAGTAGATACAATAAGCTACGTGAAACTCTACAAGGTCTAAGTCGCACTCGCAACTATCATAACTTTGCAGAGAACTTTGTGCCTGACGATACAGACCTAATTGAAGAATATGACATTGATGCTCTAAAAGAAAGATTTGTTAAAAAAATGTTCGACGATCGTTTAACTGACGCACTGCCATATGTTTATCGTGCCTACCAACAGAGCATGATGGAAGATAACGGTTTAGTGAAAGAATTTTCCGAATGGGCCGATGACCTAACGGAAGGCGAATGGGCTACACCGGATGATCCCGAACAAGTAGAAGAATTGCGTAAGATAATGCAGAAACCCATATTAGCCGGGCCCGATGGTGATCAAGCCAGTACAGCCATAGAGGATATAATTGGTTCAGATGCTCTCAACCAAGCCTTTGCAGATGCCAGTCAAGGTCCAGAAGGTGATAGGACAGATGTTAGATTGAATATTATTGCTTGGTTAGGCGAAAATGGCTATAATCAATTGGCTGCGGAATTTAAACAATTATTAGCACAACAGGTCACTGCACAGCAACCTGTGGATCCGGCTGCACAAGATCCAAACGCCCAAGCACAACCACAAGTTCCAGCACAACCTGCTGCCCGAGAAAACTTGGATTTGAGCAAACTTCGTGTCTTGGCCGGATTGAAATAAACTGTATAGTTTATTTCGAGCAGATTATTTACAATAATCTCGTTGACAAACTAAATACTAATGTTATACTGTGCAAGGTGCATAGTGTATCTAGGCATATTTGTAAGACCATCTTAATTATAAAGGAAAATCATCATGGCAACCACTCTAGCAGAAATTCGTGCAAAACTAGCAGCAGCCGAGAACCGTGGCTCATCCGGTTCAGGTACAAATGGCGATGGTGGGATTTACCCACATTGGAATATTGAAGAAGGTACCAGCGCCAAAGTAAGATTTCTTCCCGATGCAGATCCCAAGAACACATTCTTCTGGGTTGAGCGAGCAATGATCAAGTTACCGTTCGCTGGTATCAAGGGACAAGCCGACAGCCGTCCGGTTGTAGTGCAAGTGCCTTGTATGGAAATGTATGGCAAGGACACACCTTGTCCGATTCTAGCCGAAGTACGTACTTGGTTTAAAGATCCAGCATTGGAAGAAATGGGTCGTAAATATTGGAAGAAAAAGTCTTATCTGTTCCAGGGTTTTGTGCGTGAGAATCCATTAAAAGAAGATCGTGTACCTGAGAACCCTGTTCGCAGGTTCATTATCAGTCCGCAGATCTTTAATTTAATTAAAGGTAGTTTAATGGATCCTGAGCTTGAGAATCTTCCTACAGATTATGAGAAAGGTCTTGACTTTACTATTAGCAAAACTAGTAAAGGTGGCTATGCAGACTACAGCACAAGTAAATGGGCACGTCGTGAGACGGCACTGAGTTCGAGCGATCTAGCAGACATCGAGCGTTTTGGGTTATTTAATTTATCTGAGTTCTTACCTAAAAAACCCGGCGAAGTAGAACTGCGAGTTATAAAAGAAATGTTCGAAGCATCAGTAGATGGACAGGAGTATGATGTTCAACGTTGGGGTCAGTATTACAAACCTCCCGGACTTGATACCGGCCCAGCACCCACTGAATCATCGCAACCAGCACAGGCCGCCCCGGCCCGGGCCTTAGTAGAGGATGACATTGCTGATGACGATGATGTGGCACCCACAGCCCCAGTGAAGACTCCTGAGCCCGCAGCAAAAACTTCTAGCCAAAGAGCAGAAGATATCTTGGCGATGATTCGTAATCGCCAAAAGTAATGTAGTACCGGACAAGGGCTGGACCCTTGTCCACCATCTATCGGGAGAATATAATGGCAAAACTTGTAAAGATCAACGAGACATTCACGCTCTCTTATAATAGTCGTGAAGATGGTTCAGGCGAAACTGTCATGGACTGTACAATAAACTTTGAAAATCCACGTGATGACAGTGTGGTAATTCATAGATTGAATACTTGGTTACAGGCAATTGGTCGCACTGAAATTGTAGTGGAGCCAAAATCTTATTCAAAAGGATCTAAATAATGGCGCAAAAACCTTTTGACTTGAGTAAATTTCGTCGAAGCATAACAAAGAGCATCGAAGGTGTTAGCATTGGATTTAACGACCCTACAGACTGGATTAGCACGGGAAATTTTGCTTTAAACTATCTCATTTCCGGTGATTTTGACAGGGGAGTACCACTAGGTAAGGTTGTGGTATTTGCCGGAGAATCGGGTTCGGGTAAGAGTTATATTTGTTCGGGTAACCTAGTTCGACAGGCACAACAACAGGGCATCTATCCTATTCTTATTGACACAGAAAATGCCTTAGACGAAGATTGGCTTAAAGCACTAGGGGTAGATACTAGTGAAGGACAATTGCTAAAATTGAACATGGCCATGATCGATGACGTGGCCAAAATGATTTCAGAGTTTGTTAAAGAATACAAAACTATTCCCGAGGATCAACGTCCTAAAGTCTTATTCGTATTGGATAGTTTAGGTATGTTGTTGACACCCACAGATGTCAATCAATTTGAAGGCGGCGACCTTAAAGGTGATCTAGGACGTAAGCCCAAAGCATTGACAGCTCTAGTTCGTAACTGTGTGAATATGTTTGGTAGTTTGAATATTGGTTTGGTTGCTACCAATCACACTTATGCCAGCCAAGAT